GCGAACCTGTCGAACTCCGTCCAGGCGTCGGCGTCGTGCGAGAAGCGGTCGAGGCGCTGGAGTTCCTGGTTCGGCTCGATCTCGGGAGCCTGGGAGCGGGCGACGATGGTGTAGTACATGGTTGTATCATCTTTTGTGTGGGTTGTTGTCGTTTACATTAAATAATATAGGAAAATAACCGCGGCCCGGAGCTTACATTTTGCTTACATTTTGCTTACATCGGGAAAATCCACCGGTCCCGCCCCTATATGCAAGGCATGGACACGAAAAAGGACACCCCGGCCCTACCTGGCCCCGAAAAACTGGAACCGGCCCAGCGCGAACTTCTCGACAAGTCCGTCGCCCAGTTGCGCGCCCTGGCCCTCAAGACGTACCCCGATAAGGAAGAAGACCACGAAGTTGCCGACGCCGTCCTGTGCGACATGCTCGACGCCCTCGGGTGCCATGAACTTGTAGAAGCCTGGGAGGCCATCGGGAAATGGTACAGCTAGACCCAGGAAACTTGAACATGGGCCCACAGGCTACACCATCCCGTCCGTCCCTACACGTACACCGCAGGCAAATGCCGGGCATCCGCCCTGTAAGCATGCCCGACCTCGTCTCCGTCCGCGTCTCCCTCCCCGTACACGACACCGGCCGCCCGTTCTCCACCCTGTCCAGCCCCAGGCCCCGCCGGATCACCTCCCCGCTCGTCCTGGAAACCACCATCGAGGGCGTAGTCGTCGCCCGCCAAATACTGGAACCAGCGGACCCGTCCTACAACCTCGAAAAACAACATATTGACACATTATAAACATTAGTTTACATAACACCGCCGCAGGGGTACTTTTCCACACCCAAAATGTGTCATCTTTTTATGACAACCGATAAAAACCGCACCTTTGCCCGTTCCCCGCGGGCAAAAATTTATTTATATTATGGGCATGCCCAAGACGAAAAGCACAGCCAAAAATCCCCGGCGGGAGCAGAAGCCCTCCCGCGTGGCTCTCCGTGTCCCGAAGGTGCAGACCCTCAAGAAGTACGCCCTGCCGTCCGGTACGGCCCCCGAGGACTATTTCCCGGGCTGGAAGGAAGCCGGCGCCACCCTACCCGAGGTCTACTTCGCGGTGGAGTACCTGTCGAACGGCTTCGACGCCTCCAAGGCCTACCGGGAGGTTTTCCCGGACGCCCAGCCCAAGAAGGCGACATTCTTCGGCAACGCCTACCTGCGGAAACCGACAGTGCAGAAAATCCTGCAGGAATACACCACCGCCTGGCTTCGCGGCCGCGTGGCCTTCCTCGAAAAGGAAATAATGGACACGACCCTGGCCCGCGCCCTGTACGACCCGTCCATGTTCCTCACGCCCGACGGCGAGCCCGCCTTCCGTGACTGGAACGAAATCCCCGAGGCCTACCGCCGTTGTATCGAGGGCATCGATGTCAAGTTTTGGGGAAAGGACGCCGACCGCCAAAGCGTCACGTACACCCTGGCGAACCGATCCGACGCCCTGGGCCAGTTGACGAAACTTCTATCGATAATCAAGACCGGCATGGACAGCCAGCAGGCCTCGAGCGGTCTCACGGCCGAGACCGAGCTGTTGCTGTCCACCATGTTCGCCCAGGGCCGCAAGGTGGACACCCGGCCACCTCTCCAGCAACACGCCGCCCAGGTCCGCGAGGCCTTGCCCCCGCCGCCCAGCGCGGTCATTACCGGGTTGGGGTAGTCCATGGCATTTACCTGGACACCACAATACGCCGAGCGCGTCCGGGACTACCCGCACTTGCTGGGCCACATGGTCGGCAAGACCAAGCTCACCGCCATGCACTCCGACTGGTGCAAGATGCTGTGGGACGCCGAACCGGGCCGCCACGTCTCCCTCATGGCGCACCGCGGCGCCTACAAGACCACCGCCCTCACCGAGGTCGGCATTATCTATTATTTGCTTTACCACCCCAGCGACCGCATCGCCTTGATCCGCGAAACCTGGACCGAGGCGGCCAAGACGCTGGAGACCATCAAGGCGTACATGAAAAACGAGGCCATCGCCTCCCTGTTCCGGTACTTGCACGGCATTTACCCCGACGACATCCGCTCCCCGTTCGGGTCCGTCACCTACGCCTTCAAGCGCACCATCACCAAGGAAGCCAGCATTGACGCCTACGGCATAAACCAGGTCCCGACCGGAACCCACTACGACCGGATACTTTGCGACGACATTATCACCATCAAGGACCGCCTCTCCCGCGCTCACCGCGAAATGGTGAAACAGGGGGTCACCGAAATCTTGACGAACATCATAGACCCCGGGAAGTCCTGTATTTTTGTCGGCACCCCCTGGCACCACGACGACGCCTGGAGCATGCGGAACGAAGAAAAGCAGCTAATCATTCCCGAGCCCTGGAAGTTCCGCCCCGAGGACACCGGCATCCTCACGCCCCAGGAACTGGAGGAAAAGCGCTCCCGCACCACCGCGTCCCTGTTCGCCATCAACTACATGCTCGACACCAGCGTCAAGGACGAGGGCCAGGTGTTCGACGAGCCCCGCTTCGGCGCCTGGGACTGGGGCGTCCGCCCCGTCAAGGTACACGGCCACCTGGACGCCGCCTGGGACGGAACCTGTACCAACGCCCTCACCATCATGGCCCGCCGTCCCGACGGGCTCATCCAGGCTTACGGCAAGATATACCCCGGCACGTTCGACGAGTGCCAGCACCAGGTCGCCCAGGAATGTCACGACCGCCACGTCCGCAACTTTTGGATGGAGAAAAACCCCGACAAGGGAATGGCCGCCCGCGACCTCTCTCGCATCCCGGGGTTCCCCCTGGTCCACAAGTATTCGGAGAGCATGAACAAGGACATCAAAATCGTGTCCTACTTGAAGCGCTATTGGTCCGAGATCGTGTGGGACCCGACGACGGACCCGGAGTATTTGACCCAAATCACCGACTACCGCCCGGGACAGGACCCGCGCGACGCCCCCGACTCCGGGTCGTCGCTGTTGCGGCAGGCATTTTACCGCGGGGGCGGCGTTTCCGCCCTGTACACGTAGGAGGCCCCAATGGCTGTAAAAGTTCCCTCCCTCTTTAGGCTGGACGGCTGGAAGTCCGTCCTCGCCGGTTTCAACACCAAAAAGGACAAAAGCGTCCGCCCCGTCGATTCTGTCGGCGGCATGGTCCGGCTTACTCCGGTCGCCCTGGGCCTGTTGTACCGAACCAACGGCGACATCCGGAACGCCATGGACATGCCCGCCGAGGACATGGTGCGCTGCGGGTTCGAGGTCGAGGGGGACGACGGCGCCCTGTGGAAGGCATACAACGCCCTCCAGGGCCCCGCCATCTTCGAGCAGGCCCTCAAAGATTGCCGCCTGTACGGCGGGTCCATCATAATCATGGACGTCGAGGGCGCCGGGGCTGGGACACCCCCTGGGACTACTCCAAGGGCCGGATACGCAGTCTGCGGGAATACCCCCGCACCCGCGTCCTGTTGCCCTTGATGGAAACGACCAAGATTCCCGAGTCCATCTATTTCGACGATTACGAGGTTTTCAAGATCGACGCCGTGACCGGCGTCCCCTTCTCCGTCCATGCCTCCCGCATCCTGGTGTTCAAGTCGGAGACCAAGATAGACGCCCTGGAACCGGGATACCTGGACTATGAGCGCTTTTGGGGCCTGTCCGAAGTGTACCGCGGCCTTGACGACGCCTACGGCTTCGGGACCACGAAAAAGGGCACCGCCCACCTTCTCCAGGAGTGCAGCGTCGGCAAGTACACGCTGAGCAATCTGGAGCAGCTCATTTCCGAGAGCAACTGGCGCGCCCTGGACGCCCGACTTGAGGCCATGGACGAACAAAAAAGCGTAATAAATGGAATTTTCCTTGGAGAGGGCGAGAACTACACCCGCGAGAACGTCACCTTCTCCGGCGTCCCGGAACTTTGGGACCGACAGATGATGGCGGTCGCCGGTGCTTACCGCGTCCCTGTCACCAAGATGTACGGACGTAGCGCCGCGGGCATGAACGCCACGGGCGAGGGCGACGACGACAACTGGAACGCCTACGTCTCCGGCCTCCAGGAAACCCAGCTGAAGCCCCCGCTGCACAAGTTCATGACGGCGCTCAATGCCGGGCTCAAGGTGGTGGACACCAGCAAGGACCCGCTGGCCATCAACTTCAACCCCATAAGCAAGCGCGACCAAAAGAAGGACGCCGAGGTCCGCGAGATCATGAGCCGCGCAGACCGCAACTACGTCGAGGCCGGCATCTTGCACGAGTCCGACATCCTGGCGAACCGCTTCCTGGGCGGCTACAAGATAGACACCTCCGTCGAGGACGACAGGGTGCCCGACCTGTCCAAGGAGGAATAGGTGATAGCGACCCGGAACCTCGCCGCCCTGGTCGCCCTCTCGGGAGGCATGACGGGCTCCAAGTTGCGGCGCCTCAAGGCCCGCCGCTGGAAGTACCCGCTCTCCCTCGAACGGCAATACGCCACGGCCATCGCCCGTTACCTCGACAAGGTGTGGCGGGAATACTCCGCCCTGGCTGTCGGGACCATGGTGCCCCGGTCGGACGCCGTTGACTTGAACCCCGACGGGACTGGCCCGGCACTGGCGGCAATAGTGAGCGTCGCCAAGAATATGGCCGACTTCAACAAAAAAGAACTAGGCGCCTTCCAGTCCATAGCCATCGGGACCGCGTTCACCGAGGACGAAACATGGCTCCCGGCCACCCTGGACCGCTGGGCCCGCGAACAGGTCACCCTAATCACCAAGGCATCCCAGGACATGCGGGACGCCGTGGCCCGCCGTGTGCGCGAGGGCGTCAAGAACGGGGAGCTGGGCCGGGACATAACCCGGAAAATAGCAATGGACCTGCCCCGCATTTCTTACAACCGGGCGAAGATCATAGCTCGGGACCAAACGGCGAAACTGAACGGGGACATCACTCAGGGTCGCATGACCGACGCCGGCCTGGAGACCTACATTTGGGACACGGCCCAGGACGAACGTGTCCGAGGCAACCCCGGGGGCAAGTACGCCGACGCCGTTCCGTCGCACTGGGTCATGCAGGGCCTTGTTTGCCGCTGGGACAACTCGGCGGTGTGCCGCAACGAACAAGGGGAGTGGGTTTCCCGACCGCCGGAGGCCCCGACGACGCACCCAGGCATGGCTATAATGTGCCGCTGCGTGGCCCGTCCCAACTGGGAGGAACTGGAGAACGTGGGGCCTCTCGACGTGCCTGTCGCCTCCGGCGTCACCGCTTCCAGCATACCGGAACCGGAACCCGTACCGCCTGTCCCCGAGGTTGACCCCGGTATCTTGGGTAAGACTTCCGACCAGTTCATCGACAACGTGAAACGCCGGTTTGACACGGCGGCGGACATGGACGAGTTCTTCCTCCGCAATGCCTGGGCCCGTTTGCAGAACTTACCGCAACCCATACGGGCCGCCATGGGGACCCGCCTGGACAACCTTTACCAGTTGATCGCCTCGAAGTCCGAGGCGTACTACCAGCCCGCATACAACCGGGTCTGCGTTAGGGCCTCGAAAAAGGGCGCCGGGGCCGTGCGAGGTTCCGACCTGGTGCATGAGGTCGGCCACGCCCTGGACAACGCACTGGGCAAGGCCTCCGGGACTGGCTATAAGTACGCATCGGCCATTCCGCTGGCGGAGTTCGGGGACCGCAACCTTGCACAGATTATCCGCGACGAACTGGTGGACCCGATGCTGGCGGCGGCCAAAAAGGACCGCCCGAACGTGGTCCGTCGCATGGTCTACGAGGCCCGCGAGGCATTACGCGCCGCCGAGAAGAAACTGGGCGACGACTTCTACGACTTGCCCAGCGCCATGCGGCTGTACAGCGCCCAGCAATACAGCCTGGCCGACCTGTTGCGCCAGTTAAAGGCGGGCCCCGATATATTTGCGGCCATTGAGGACGGGGAAACGGACCGGGTCGTTTCCTACATTACGGGGCGCCTGGAACTCAAGACGTACAGCAAGGCGGCGGTGATAGTGGACAAGCGTTCCGTCTATGTGACTTCCGTCCTGGACGACTTGAAAGATGCCGGGGACGCTTCCAGCATCCAGGATAGCTTCTCGGACATGGTAGAAGCCGCCACAGGGAACACCGGGTACTTCGGGAACGCCGGGCACGGGGCCAAGTATTGGAAGGACGACCCGAAATACAGCCCCAGCACCGAGGCGTTCGCGGAGATACTGGAAATGATGGGCTCGACATCCACCGGTGCGGCCCGTATATTAAACAAGTACCTGCCTACGGCCAGGGATTTTGTCGTTAAGGCAATAGAAGGGGGCAACCTATGACGCTTGAAGAACTTGCGGAAGATGTCGAAGTCCAGGCGTGCGCCGCGTTCAACGGCTACGCCATCGTGTGGAACCGCTGGAAGTCGGCCCCGGTTTTTGACCTGGATGACGGCACCAGCTACCAACTGAAAGAAGGCACCGACCTGGAGGCCCTGGTCCGGGATGTGCGAAAAGACATCACGGGGAACCCGTTCCCGGAGTACCTGGAACCGGTCCCTACCCTCGAGGATCGGGTGGAATAGCCCCCGAAAATACCGGGAACCCCCCGAAACATGCTGCAGAACCGCGGACATCCCCGCGGTTTTTGTTGTTTCTTGCATTATTTTCTTACATTTTGCTTACTTTTTACTTATATTTTGGGTATGCAACAGGAAATGACTAAAAACGAGCAACGCCTCGACTGGTACGACAACGCGATAGACTGGGCCACCAGTCCCGCCGAAACCACGCCCGAAGGCTTCCTTGTGGCCCGCGCCGCCGTAACTGGCGTCGGCGTGTTCACATACCGAAACGACGACGGCACCACCCGACGCGAACTCCGCCTGCCCGAGGAAGTGTTCGCCCAGGAGTCCCTTGATTCCCTCAAGTGCAAGCCGCTCACCCTGTACCATCCCGACGTAAAGATTGTGACCCCCGAGAACATCGGGGACCTGCAGGTCGGGTCCGTCGGGTCCGACGTGACCGCGGATTCCTACCGGGTCTATGTCACCCTCTCCGCACAGAAGGCGGACGCCATTTCCTCTATCAAGACAGGCGCCACCCGCGGCCTCTCTTGCGGCTACAATTGCGACATTGAATGGACCTCCGGAAACTGGCTGGGCATGCCCTATGACTGCATCCAGCGCAACATCCGGTACAACCACGTGGCCCTGGTCCCGGCCGGCCGCGCCGGTGACGACGCGAAAATCCGCATGGATTCCGCCGGGGTCCCGTGCGAACTCCCCAAATCTTACACCAACGAAAAGGAGCCAAAAATGGCATTGCAAACCATCCGACTCGACGGGGCTGACTTCCAGGCGGAGCCCCATGTAATCGCCGCCCTGGATAAGGCGCAGAAGCGTTGCGACGAACTGAACACCCAGCTCGAAAAAGAACGCGCCGACGCCGCCGAAGAAAAAAAGACCCTCGAGACCAAGGTCTCCACCCTCCAGGGCGAACGCGACACCCTCCAGGAACGCGTGGACGCCATGGAAAAGGAACTGCCGGGCAAAATTTCCGCGGCCGTGAAGGGCCGCCTTGACCTCGTGGGCAAGGCACAGAAGGCCGGCGTCGAAGTACGCGACGACATGGCCGACGACGACATCAAGAAGGCCGTCATCCTCAAGAAATTCCCCGCCGCAAAACTCGACGGAGTGGACCAGGCTTACCTGGCAGCCCGCTTCGATTGTGCTTGCGAACAGATCGACAAGGACGCCGAGAACCAGTCCCGCCGCGACGCCGCCGACAACGGCGCTGGCGCTGTGTCCTCGACCGCCCAGGAACAACTCGACGCTGCCAAGAAGCGCTATAACGCGCGCATGGACAGCGCCTGGCAGGACAACAACCCCAACAACAAGGAGGCATAGCTATGCCCGCTTATGGTAACATGGACAAGGGCTTGCCGGGGGATCTTTTCGGTCTCACCGGGACCCATCAAATCGACTCCCGTCTCGCTAAGGGCCCGGTTCCGTTCGGTGCCCCGGTTTTCGGGACTGGTGACGGAGAACAGGTAACGGCCACCGGCGATTCCGCCATTCTAGGTATCGCAGCCCGCACGGCCAAGGATTCTCCGGACTATCGCGACGGCGACGCCGTGAACGTGGTCCGCACCGGCAAGGTGTGGGGCGTCGCGGCCGAGGCAATTTCCGCCGACGCCGAAGTTTCCGTCAACGCCACGACGGGCAAGATCATCGCCAAGACTTCCGCCGCCGCCGGCGCAAAGCGGACCGTCACTATCACGGTCGCAGGCGCTTCCGCCGCCAGCAAGGTGGTCAGCGTCTTTGTCGGTGACAAGGGCATCCAGGTGAACACCACCGATGACCTCAAGTCCGCCAACGACGTGGCTGCCGCCATCAAGGCTGGCCTGGCCGAACTGGACATCCCGTTCGTCGCTTCTGTTTCTTCCGCCGTCGTGACCCTCACGGCCAAGGAAAAGGGCGTCGCGGCCAACGACGTCGCAGTCACGGGTTCCACCACGGACAGCACGCAGACTATCACCGTCGCGTCCGGCACGACCGGCGCCGACGCCGTATTGAACCCGGGCTGGTTCGCACGTTCCACCGCTGACGCCGCCAACGACTTGGTCTTGGTGGACCTCGGCTAACTTCAAGGAGTACCAAACTATGGCAACCGAAAACGAAACACGCCTTGACGCCGCCGAGCAGGTGTTCTTTGATGAACAGCTCGCCCTTGTCAAGTCCCGCACCTATGACGTAAAGCACAAGGCCCTCAAGGCCTTGATGTTGCTCCCCGTCTCGACCGAACAGGATGCCGGTGCCGACCGCATCATTTGGCGTTCGTTCGACCAGGTGGGCATCGCCAAGATCGTGGCCGACTACGCCAACGACTTCCCGCGCGCCGACGTGGCCGGCGATGAACACATCAGTCCCATCAAGGACATCGGCTCCTCCTACGGCTATTCCCTCAAGGAAATCCGCCGGGCACAGAAGGCCCAGGTGAGCCTCGACACCAAGCGCGCCGAAGCGTGCCGCCGTGCCATCGACGAAAAGCAGGACAAAATCGCCTGGTTCGGTGACGCGAAGGCCAAGCTCCCGGGCTTCATCAACGCCGAGGGCATCACCGAACACGTCGCCGCAATGAACGCCGGCAACACCTCCAAGCGGTGGGCCGACAAGACGGCCGACGAAATCGTGGCCGACTTTGCCGCCATCATTACGGCCGCCAGCGAAGTCACCAACGGCATCGAGAGCCCGGACACGGTCATTCTCCCGTTGGCCCTGTACAACAAGCTCATGACCACGCCTTACGGCTCCAACCGCGACAAGACCATCATGGGCTTCATCCGCGAGAACTACCCGCAGATCACCCGCATCGACTGGGTTTCCGACCTGGCGACCGCAGGTGCCGGCGGCACTACCCGCGTCATGGCGTACAGCCGCGACCCGCTCAAGGTCGAGGTCCAAATTCCGCAGCGCCTGGAGCAGTTCCCGCCGCAGCAGAAGGGCCTGGCGTTCGACATCATTTGCACGCAGAGCACCGGCGGTACCTTGGTGTACTACCCGCTCTCCATCGTGTATTGTGACGGTCTTTAGGATTACCTCCTAAAGGTCCCCGCCGGTGGGGTCATCGCCGGCATATTTGGGGCCTCGGGTCGTCGCCCGACCCGAGTGCCTTTTTCTTTTCCGGGCGAAACCAAACAAAAAACTTTAGGAGTTAAAATATGCTAGTAAACAACAAGGCAGCCCGCGTGATTACCATCGCACGCGGAGAAGGTCTAACCAAATGCATCCTGGTCCCTGGCCTCAACACCATCCCCGACGACATGTGGAACGACAACGTAAAGAAGGCCCTCCAGGGTCACATCGACTCCGGCGTCGTCATCCCCATCTACAAGGTGGATAAGAAGAAGGTCAAGGGTGACGACGGCAAGGAAAAGACAGTC